ATGCCGATGCCTTCAATTAATAATGCGCAGGTGCGCTTCTACGTGGACTCGCACGATCAAGAAGTGTATGAAGTGTCCTATCCCGAGCTTGGCCTCGTCTCCTGTGTAAGTTCCGCTCATCTCATCGAAGAGCGGAAAATACAATTACTACGACTAAGCCACAGCCCAGCCAACGTCTCCCAAATCAGCTAAAGAAAAAGGGCCACGAAACGGCCCTTTTCTTATGCGACGCGATATTTCCTGCTGCACCACCCGCTTCTCAGCCAAGAACCTCCAGTATTCAGCGGAGTCAGTGTGAGCATCGATGAAGCTGTTGGCGTAGGTCCATGCCATCAGAATCTCCTCCCGCTGCTGGCTCCATTGGCCAGTGGGGCGCCACCATTCAAACACTGGCAAATCAGTCTTGGCCAAATTACAACGCTTGCATGCTGGCACCATGTTCCACCGGGCAAAATGCGGCCCGCCTTTACTCTTGGGAACGATGTGGTCGATGGTCAGTTTTTCATTCCATCGCCCGCAATACGCACAAGCGGATTGATTTAATGGCCCCCGAAGAGGATAGTCATCAAAGATGGATTTCCTGAAGCGTCGTGTGGCATCCGACTTCCGCAATTCAATGAGGCCAGTGATGTAATCATCGGGCTCATACGCCACAAACATGACGCCAATCTTCAATTGGTTGCTCCTAATCTATCGCTTCAAGACAGACCATGAGCTATTGCTATACTTAAAAAAAGGCTACAAAGTGAGCTGTGAAAGAAGGGCTGGCAAACTTTGTGGCTACGGTCACTGCTGGGATGCTATTGGCATCGGGTGGCATGATGATCGCTATTGGACAACAACAAATTCGCATCACAACGCAAGTTGAAGCGATCACCAAAAACCTCGATACTCTCACTGCTAATGTTCAGCAGCTAGAGGCACGGGTGAGGAACTTGGAAGTTCGGCGCTAAGCTAAAGGAAACTCTTTAGGAGATTTACCATGGGCGGCATTGAATGGTTCGTCATCGGCGGCATTATCGTGGCAGCTCTGGATCAAATTATTGAGCGCACCCCCTACAAGGAAAACAACGTGCTTCAGCTTGTCATGACAGGCTTGAAAGCAATTTTCCGCGTTAAGGGCTGAGGCCATGTGGCCCACTAATCGGGCATTCTGGGACGAATGTTTCCAAATTGCCCGTAGATATGGTGCTCGATATCCTGAACTCGTGGCAGCTCAATGCTGTCTTGAGAGTGGATTTGGGCGGCATGTTTCTGGCGCCCATAACTATCTTGGCTTGAAAGGTAGCGGCACCACTACTACCACTCAAGAATGGTACGACGGGCAATGGGTGACGATTAAGGCGGGCTTTATCGATTTTCCTAGTCTTGCAGCCTGCATTGAATACCTTGTCACGCGCTGGTACAAAGATTACCGGCACTTCAAAGGTGTCAACAATGCGCCCAATCGATATGCTGCAGCACGCATGTTGAAGGATCAATCGTATGCCACTGACCCTGAATACCCTGTTAAATTATCGCGATTGATGAAGGAATATGCTCCTGAGTCATCGCGCACTCCTCCCATGATTGGCCCCAAAAAGCGTCCCCAAGAATTCGGATTCAAGGCCGGTGATCATCACATTATTGTGAATGATGCTGTAGAAAAGGCAAAATGCTTCAGCTCTGAAGGGAAGCTCCTTTGGGAGCTTCCTGCTCTGGCTCGCGGGCAGGGCAGTGACTACGAATGGAAGCTGCGCAACACCGATACACCGCCTGGCCTCTACAAAGTGGGCACTGTCTACCGTGATTACGACATCAACGGAGACAAGCCCGCATATGATCGCACCCTCATGGCCTATGGCTGGTACAGCCTTGATCTGATCGATCTAGAGGGGCAGGAAGTCAACAATGGGAGGGCAGGGATCATGCTGCATGGTGGTGGCAGTGGCAATGGCTGGCCAGGTGCCTGGGCGCCCATGCAACCTCTCCTTGCTACTCATGGCTGCATTCGCATGCATAACTCTCATCTGCGAGACTATGTAATGCCTCTGCTTAAATCAGGCAGTGTTTTTATTAGTGTCTACCAGGAAGGGTGACAAATACAACCATCTTCAATGCATTGTGCTACGAGCTGGGCCTCTTCCTTATTAGGAAGAGGCCTTCTCTAGCGCTTCATCCATGGATGAAAATGTTTATGACGTGGTGCCACCCCGACTGGGCCGCATGGAAGACGGAAAACACCCTCCGCGTTGTTGATCAACAAGCAAAGGACTTGGTAAAACAGTGGGAGGTTGAACATCGCCACGACGTGTCGGAAAAACTTGCTCACAAAGCGCAAGAGCTGTTCCCAACAGCAAAAATAACGCCACTACCCAACGCAGTGGTTCCATCCGTGATGATTGAACACCAGGCTCCTCCTGATGCGAGCGACGCAGTAAGGGCATTGGGTGGTGAAATGAGGATCACATGGACTCTGGATGGGCAGGTTCCTCAAACGCCCGAGCGATGACATTGTGAATGTCCATATATCCACAGTCCATCCCATCTACATAAGAGTCGGCATCAAAACCAAACACCTCATATAGAACATGGCGATACGAACCTCGTTCTGTTATGTCGCCTTGGTGAATACGACGACATACGCTGCGAAATGCCCTTAGCCTCTCCTCGTCCGGTAGTGCATTCCACCAGTCGTAATCTTCCTGTGCAACTCTTTTCGTGTGTTGCGCACTGCTTTGCCTGATCTCCTCTAGTTGGGCGTTTCTTCTCTCGGATCGAAAGAAGTGGTAAAGCCGCTGGGTAATGGAAGGTTTAGACGTGCCGCCAAATAGCGCCATTCGTTTAGTTCTTTCTGGTGGTAGTCAATCCAGGTCATTATGGCGTCACATAACGCCTCGTGGGCAGCATCTGCCCCGCCGTCTACGATGAACTCATGCAAACTTTCTGCAATTGCATCAACGTGCTGCGTCCGCCATGCATCTTGCGCCATTAATGGACAATACGAAACAGACCGTCAGCATAGAAAGCCAACACAGCCCAGCCTACTACCATTGAAATGATGCCTGCATTGCGATTGTGCCGCCTAATGGCGGCATCAATCATCTCCTGCACATCGTCTCGATTAACGGGCTCCATGGAGAGGCCGCAAAGGATGGGAACAGCTTAACGGCTATAGCGTCTCGATCCACCCCAGCATGCCAGTGGCTTTAGCGTTACCAGAGCTTGCTACGGTCAAGAACAGCTCGTCGCTGGCGCCGTTTTCTTTGACGCCCAGGGAAAGACTGAGGCCGTCTTGCACATTGATAGCAACGGAGCCGGCGCTGAAATACAAACCAGCATTAACAGTGGTGCCGCCGGAAACAATGCTGCCGGAAGATGTCACTTCCACATTGCCGCGACCATTCTCGCTTGCAGCCCAAGTGACGCCGGATGTCGTGGGGTTGCGACGAAGACGCCAGTTAATCGTGGTGCTGTCTTCCGTGATCAAATCAACCTTCACTGGAATGATCACATTGTCAGTGCGGCCACTGGCCATTCTGATACCAGCGACAATCCGCTCGCCACTTGTATTTGCGATGGCCGAAATCGATGGAGCAATCGTATACACCTCTCCATAGGGCTCATAACCACCCTCGCTGGCAACAGTGGAGCAAATGTGCTTCATCGTTGCGCCGCTTGTAACGGCAGTTGCATTGGCAATGCGATAAGTGAGCGGCAATACGGCAGATGTCATATACACCTGCTCAATATTATTGGCATGTAAAAATTCATGACAATAATAATATTCACCATCGATCATGAAGCCGCATCGCACGCGACCAGCACCAAGCCATTCAAGATCCGTAACAAAGATGTTGGACTTTGAAAAATCAAGCCATTCAGCAGGATCAATATTCCATTGATCTTGGTTGACTACATTTTCCGTGACGACGCCAGAGTGTTTGCCGCGTACAACAAACTGTACGGTGGTGCCACTGGCCCTGAGGATGATGCCGTTGTTGTCATCAAAAAGACCAACCTCCTGAACTACGCCACTTTGCAATGGGGCTCCGCCAAAACTTTGGATGGACAGGAGGCTTTTTCCGGGCTGATAAGGAAACCGTCGCCTCGTTCTACGCTGCACACTATCACCAGATGCAGTGGTGACAGTCATATAGACGGAACTTTGGTTAATATTGTGCGTAGATGACGCAAATCCAGATATTGTTTCATTCCAATTGTCGGCACGCTTGTCATAACGCAGCGTGGAATCAAACAATGTATAAGGCTCGCTGACGCGCTTTCTTGCAAACGCATCCACCTCTCCACTGTCGATGCCACGGCGAATAATCTGGCCGCGGTAATCAGCAGCGATGGCAGTTTCAAACTGTTCGCCGCCTCTTACTACTTGTCCCATTACTTACTCCTGAACAGGCCACAAGTGCCGCTTTCTACATAATAAACCAAAAGATCTACACCCTCCCGTATTGATCGCTAACGTTAACGCAGCTAAGATTTAAGCCGGCGATTGTGGCCATATCACGCTCCAGGGGAATCCAGATTGCAAAGAGATGTCTCGCAATTCTTGGCGATATGCAGCCCATGCGGCTTTATCGACAACGCTGTCCGCGAGCTGCGTCCAGTCGCAACTCTGAAGAAGCTGGTTGCGAGATATTCTGATGTTTGTCTCAGCAGCTTCGCGATCTAGCTCGGCGACCTTCCAAACCTGAGTCCACTGTTCGCCGACCTTCTCAACAGTTGATGTGGCGCTGTGTGTAAGGGGTTCGTAGCTTGGAGCTTGCACAGCAATAACCGGGTACACCGAATACTGCGCCAGCGTTTCCTCGTCAATTACGGTGGGGAAAGAAACGGAGGGGTGCTTGAGGCGGAGACTAGCAAGCGGGTAGGGAAAGATTACCGAGCCGCTATCAAGGACTTTGACGTACATACTCATGGGTTTCACTGCCGCACTTTAGCCAATGGTATAAGCAAAAGTTTGATCTCTTCCCAAAGAATCAGCAATCAGCATTCTGGTGCCGTCATAAGAAAAGCTAGCAGCGTTTATTCCTTGGCAGCCACCTTGCGGTGTGTAGGCGTAAGAAAAACTCGCAGTAGAAATATCCCAAGGCGTAGA